TGCTGTCAAAAACATAACGCAACTTGGTTTCACCAAGGATTTCCGCAGCGTCTTGGTCGATCATGACGATGTAACGTTTTACCATGTGCGGCCCGTAGGTTTCTTTGATGGTTGCGGCTTTGATCGGTGCATTGATCATGGCTGTAATCCTTGTGTTTCGTTACGATAACCATATACCAGTGATCACCACAAGCAAGCGAAAAATCATGCCATCTGCGGTAAATTTCCGCTTGACCGATGTGCATGGTGATGTATGGTCATGACATGCCGCACGGTGCGGCGATGGAGATGATGATGGGCCAGATCGTAACAAAATCTCAATACGATGCGCTTATGGAAATTGCAGATCGCGGCGAACGTCTGAAAGCCTGTGATCTGAACATTCGGCCTCAAACGTGGAACGCTCTCGTAATGCGCGGATGGGTTGAAGTGAAGGACGGTCATGCGTTTGTGACGGGTGTGGCATGGGATGCGATGAAATGACACTCCCAGCTTGGATTGTGATGAATGGCCGCGTTCCGCGCTGGGCATTCCGTCGGTTTCGCATCATCGCAGGGCCAACGAAATGCCGAGTATGCAAAAGACTGACCTAGCCACCAGTGCAAGAGACGTGCAAAAGGCCCGCTGTTCAGGCGGGCCTATTCATATCATGCGATGCGCCAGATGTGATATGTGTTTCTGTTAACTTTCTTTGTCCTGAACTTCTTCCCAGTCTCATACGCGTGTTTTAGTGCATAGTCTTGTGGTGACTGCCATCCGCCATACTGGCCTAACTTTACCTCCACAAAGTCACCAACTTCCATAGACGAAAACGGCCACTTTGGCTTTCTTCCACTTCTTGAGTAGATTCCATCATCCTTCATTTCCTCTTCTGTGGCTTTGTCGAAATTCTTTGGCATCTTCATGCAATCCTCCAAATGCGCCATACATCGGCAGCAACCTTGCGAGTGCGGAATTTCTTCTTGACCTTGAATGCATATGTTGAGGCGTAAGCCTGCGGGTTTTGTGGCCCGTATTCGCCAAGCCTGATCACCACTACGTCGCCAACATCCATAGCGGCAAAAGGCCATTTAACAGAACCACGTTGCTCACTTGTGAATGTTCTGCCAGTGCGGCGGCACTCATCAATGTTCATTTCTTCTGAGGTTGCCTTCTCAAACATGCTACATCCTTTTGATTAGTAGGTATGTAGTGTGTATACACTAAAGCTGTGGACTGTCAACAAGCCAACCGCTTTCTACCACGGTAAGGCGCTGGTAAGGTGTCTGGTAGTAGGTAAAGGCGCTATTTTAGACGAGCTAACACACTGATATATATATATATTCCATGAAAATAGTATGTAGTAGCCTACCAGCCAACCGTATTTCAGAAAAACATAGTGTTTTATACAAATCTGTGTGTGATCGTATTTTGGTGAAAATACGCATAAAAGAATACACACATATCTTTTTCGGTTGGTAGGGTCTTTTGGTGGTAAGTAAAATCAGCAAAAACAAACACTTAGCAACCTACCGTTTTTTTAGGTTTCCAGATGTTGACACGTCGCACTATGCCGTGTATCCATGGTGTCTGAATGACGGAGAGAAAATGTCAGACGCCTTGAGTGACTTCATTGCAGCCATGCGAGAGGCAGGCTGCGCGCCTTCAAGCGGTGACGTGATCGCGGATGACGTGCTACATCGCTTCCATATTGACGGCGACAAGCCGCGTTCCGAGAACGGCGCGTATCGGTTGCAGATCAATCCAGATGGTTTCGGCGTTGGATGGTTCAAGAACTGGAAAACCGGCGAAACAACGCATTGGCACAGCAAGACTAGCCGCAAGGCCACAGCGGAAGAGAAAGAAGCCGCCAAGAAACGCATACAGCAGATGAAGGAAGCGAGGGAAGCGGCGGATGCGGAGGCAAAGCGCCTAGCCGTGCAAAAGGCCGCTAAGCTGTGGGCTGATGCAAAGCCTGTGACTGGTGATGAGCCGTATCTAGTGCGCAAGGGCATCACTGGAGAAGGGTGCCGAGTTATTGGTGATAGCGTTGTGGTGCCGCTGCGCAAGGATGGTAAGCTGGTCGGCCTGCAATTCATCCAAGACGATGGCGACAAGCGGTTCTTGAACGGATCGGACGTGCACGGCGCTTATCACAGCATGGCGCGTAAGGGAGACGATCTGAGCACGATTGTGATTGGCGAGGGCATGGCGACTATGGCAAGCGTTCGTGCTGCTATGGGCTGGCCTTGCATCGTGGCGTTCAACGCGGGAAATCTGAAAGAGGTTGCCAAGGTTATCCGCAACAAGTATCCAGATGCGCGCATTGTGATCTGCGCGGATAACGACCAATGGACAGTCATCAAGGGAAAGCCTGTCAACGTTGGCATTGAGGCGGCACAGCAGGCGGCTGTTTCTATCGGTGGCGCACAAGTGGTCTGGCCTGCGTTCCCGTCTGATGATGAAGCGCGGCGCACGGACTGGAACGATATGCACGTGAGCGATGGGCTGGACGCTGTTCGCGCTGGACTGAGCGCCGCCCCCACCGTGCAAAAGGCTGATGTCCCAGAGATCGACGACTGGCAGCCTATCAGCGAAGAGGAGTTGATTGAGGTTCATGGCGATGACCCTCTAAGCGTGATCCGTCCAATGGGTCACGACAGGGGTGATTATTACTTTATGCCGAAGTCTGGCGGTCAGATCGTGAGGGTTGGCGCAACGGCGCTTGGTCGTATCCAGACGCTGTATAGGCTAGCGCCAAGGGGGTTCTGGGAAAACCATTACGGAACGCCCGGTAACAAGGTCAGCGATAGCGAGATTGCAAGTTACGCCAGCGCGCATTTGATTGAGGCTTGCCACAGGATCGGGGTATTCGAGGCTAACAAGGTGCGTGGCGTCGGGGTTTGGATCGACGGCGGGCGCACGGTTGTGAACTGCGGCGACGTGCTGATCTGTGATAAGCAGAAAATTCATCCGAGTGACTTCAAAGGCCGGTATCTGTATGAATCAGGCGCAGCCGTCATTGATCTGGACTGCGAACCGTTGCACAACAAGGAAAGCGCGAGGTTGCGTGATGCTTGCAAGCTGATCAAGTTCAAACGACCACAATACGCTGACCTTTTGGCCGGATGGATCGTTATTGCCATGATAGGGTCTGCTGTTGTGTGGCGACCTCATATCGTGATCACAGGGCCTAAGGGCAGCGGGAAGTCAACGATTGTTGATGACGTGATCAAGGCGGCATTGGGTGACGTGGCGATCAATGGCGATGGCGGGACCACTGAGCCGGGCGCTAGGAGGCTGTTAGGCTTGAGTGGGCGACCATTCATCATGGATGAGGCAGAGAGCGAGAATAAGTCCACACAGACTGAAATGGCTAAGATTTTCTTCCTTGCTCGACGTGGAAGCAAAGGCGGCAAGATCAGTAACGCCTATGCGGATTTCATTGTGCGGTCTTGCTTCTGCTTTGCGGCGATCAACCCGCGTATTGAACAAGGGGCCGATAAAGATCGGATCACAACTCTTGAATTGGTTGTGGATAAATCTGCAAGTCGAAAAGAAAACTATGCGACATTGATGCGCGCAATCAAGGATTGCATGGTGGACAACTTCCCACAGCGACTAATGGCGCGAACAGTTGAACATATTGATTCGCTGTTTCACAATATCAAGGTGTTTACTTCCGTTGCGAGTGATGTATTCGGCAACCAGCGTGATGGCGACCAGATCGGTGCGCTATTGGCTGGGTCATATTCTCTTGTCAGCACAAACAAAGTAACTTTGGAGTTTGCACGGGAATGGATGGATAAACAGGAATGGGATTGGCACGGATCAGACAATGATATGACTGATGCGGAGAAGCTGGTGACGCATATCATGACATTGCGTGTTCGATATGACCATGACGGGCGCAGCTATGAAAGCAGTATTGGCGACATGGTATCTGCGGCGTCGATTAAGGGCGCACCGGGATATGATGCTGCTGATAAGGGCCTGCGCGGGTATGGCATTCGGGTTATTGATGGCCGGATCGTCATTGCGAACAACAGCCCACAGCTAAAACGGATGCTGGATGATACGCCTTGGGCGGTGTGGCGTGGAACGCTTAGCAACTATCCGGGTGCAGATAACTACGGGAACAAGCCTGTGTATTTTGGCAGTGGTTTCGAGTGTAAGGCGACAAGCCTGCCATTGGATAGGGTTATGGGTCGGGTGGAAGCAGTGCAAGATGATGATGTGGATATTGGGTTTGGGGATGATTTTCGATGAAAGAGATAACACCATTCCAAGATCAATTCGACCTAATCAACGGCGTCCGCAATTCCATGCGGCGGCATAAATCCGTCTTGATGCAATCTGCAACAGGCACGGGCAAAACCGTCATGGCATCTTACATGATGCAGCAAGCCCATGTGAAGGGGTCGCGGTGCATCTTTGTCGTTCCAAGGCGCGAGTTGCTACGCCAGACCGCAAAGACACTAGACGGATATAATATATCATATGGCTGTATTGCGGCGGGATACACTGACAATCCATTTGCGCGGATCAGGCTTGCGACTAGCGGGACATTGGCAAGGCGGTTGGATACCGTGCAAGTGCCGAATATCTTGTTTATAGATGAATGTCATTATGGCGGCGGCGATCTAGACAAGATTATCCAATGGGCAAAGGCGGGCGGCGCGTGGATCATCGGCCTATCCGCAACGCCTTGGAAGCTATCCGGCAAGGGATTGGGCGAGTGGTATGATGATATGGTGCAGGGGCCGCAAGTGCGATGGTTGATTGAAAACCATAGGCTATCGGATTATCGACTATTTGCGCCGTCGCGCCCTGATCTATCTGGCATCAAGACAACGGCTGGAGATTATAATAAAGGACAGCTTGACGATATGATGACTGCTGACCGGGTATTGATCGGTAACGCGGTTAATCATTATCGCACTCACGCAATGGGGCGGTTAAATGTGGCGTTTGGCACGTCAATCAAACATGCTGAGATTATCGCGCAATCTTTTAGGGATGCTGGTATTCCTGCGGCTCATGTTAGTGGCGCTATGGATGATGATGAGATTGCGCGGCGGGTTAGGGCGTTTGCGCGGCGGGAGTTGCTGGTTCTGGCGAATTGCGAATTGTTGACGTTTGGCTTCGATCTGGCTGCTGCTGCAAATATGGACGTAACAGTTGAGGCAATGAGTGATTTGCGCCCGACTAAATCTATTTCGCTTCAGCTTCAAAAATGGGGCAGGGTATTGCGGATGAAAGATTATCCGGCAATGATATTTGACCATGCGGGAAACTCTGCACCTGACTTGCACGGATTGCCTGATAGCGATAGGCAATGGTCATTAGATGGGCGGGATAAAAAGAATGGCGGGGAAAAGACAGAACCGACACGGCAATGCCAGCAATGCTATTTTGTAAGCCGACCGTCACCTGTCTGCCCTAATTGCGGATTTGTGCATCCTGTGGCGTCACGCGAAGTTGAAGAAATCGAAGGCGAATTGATGGAGGTAAGCCGTGATCAAGAGCGCGTAGAATCCAAGCAAGCCAGACAGAACCAAGGTCGCGCAAAGACCTACAATGAGTTACTAGCCCACTTTGTCCTGAAAGGCAGCAAAAACCCGCACTTTCAGGCGATGACTGTTATGACGCAAGAAAACGAAAGGCGATGAAGTGAAAATCGAGATCACCGGAGACCGTGAAAAACATAAGTGCCGTAATTGTGGAGAGATGCATACAGATTGCAATGAAGTTTATGTTGATGGGAAAATGATCATAAGCCTTCCTGCTTATTGGGCTTGCTATATGGATCATCCTATTAGCAAAAAGGAACTGCTAATCATTGCGCTTAGGCAGTTGGTTCATCATGTTGAGATTAATGGAATTTAGGATAAAGTCACAACTTGAGTAGTTGATTATGAAAATCGAGATCACAACTGACAGCGATGATCATAAATGTGAATGTTGCGGAATGACGTATGCAGAAGGTGGAAAGGTTCACGTGGATGGTAAGTTGATCGTTGACCTTCCAGCGATTGCACATTGTTGTGGCGGTCAATCATTTAGCCAAGATGAATTGCTGGTGATTGCACTTCATGAATTGGGCCATACTGTTGACGTTGACGGATATCCATTCCACATCAGTTGCGTTTATGCCTAGAGGCTTCTTCAAAACAGGCGCAATTGTGTCTGTGTGTAGCGACGACAGCGAAACTTGCGTGACAATGGTTCGGGAATGGTGTAAGGGTATGGGTTACACGAGCGATGACGTGCGGATTGTGAAGCGAAACGGTCAGATTATCGCAGAGGCTAAGAGGGATTTGATGCATGAGGATAGGGATGTTCTGGAATGACGCAGCGCAAGAATAAGTATCTGTATCTCTTTGCGTGCGAAAAGTGTTTCATACTCTTTCCGGGAAAGAAAGGCTGCGCGTGCCAAAAGTGCGGAACAGTTGCTAAGTTACTACATAGGATTCCAAACGATGACGCAGCGCAGTGAAGCCAACATCCAATCTGACATCCTAATAGCGCTGTCTAAAGCTGGTGCTATTGTATGGCGCAACAACACTGGCGCACTGCAAGACAAGACCGGAAGGCTTGTTCGCTATGGGTTATGCAAGGGGAGCGCGGACATCATCGGAATCTGCCCGGACGGTCGATTTCTTGCCGTCGAAGTGAAAAATAGCACTGGACGGGCAACATCGGATCAGGTAAGGTTCATTGAAGCGGTGCGCTCTAAGGGTGGCCGCGCTGGTGTAGCTAGAAGCGTGGATGACGCTTTGAAGATTTTGGAGGGATAGATGCGTTGCGATAACTGCGTGTTCTGGCATAAACCGTCAGATCAATTTGACGAAACTTGGCGCGGTGACTTTGGCATGTGTGACAAAACACCACACGCAGAAGACGTTGGGAAATGGGATGATGATATGCATTGGTCTTTAGCGGATGAATACACGGATAGAACTGCCGTGGTGCAAGACGCAAGCGGATACTCTGCTACGCTTTACACTAAGCCAAGTCATTTCTGCGCTATGTATAAGGTGGAAAAATGATCCGCCAAACCCTACGCTGCGATAACCGCCAAGACTGGCTGGAATATCGCAAGCCTGACATCACAAGCACAGACACGGCGGCTTTGTTCGGCCTGTCACCATACAAAACCAAGTTTGAACTTTACCACAAACACGCAACTGGCATCGTTCTTGACTTCAAGGAAAATGACCGGATGCGGAAAGGAACAGCGCTTGAGGCCGGGATTGCTGAACTCGCAGCAGAACAAGAAGGATGGACTGATCTAGCGCCGTTCAAGGACTATATGCGGTTGCCTGAATTGCGTATCGGTTCAAGCTTTGACTTTATCGCCGCCCATAACGGCAAGCGCATCCTTGTCGAAATCAAGCTAGTTGATCCGTTCCGCTATCGTGATATGTGGGTTGACAATCAAGCCCCTGACCATATCGAAATCCAAGCTGCGCATGAGATGATGGTCGCTGATATTGACCAGATTGCCATTGTCGCTTGGACTGGCGGTTATGATTGTAACGTGATTTACCGTGACCGTGATCCAGAAATGGAAGCCGCGATGCTTGCGACGATTGCGCAATTCTGGCAAGATGTGACAGATAAGAATGAACCTGACCCTGATTTTGCTAAGGATGAGGCGACGATTGCTGCTTTGTTCCGATCCATGAGGGCGCAACCTGAGGATATGTCGGAAAGCGGGATTGACGATCTTGTGACGCAATTTGAACTGGCAAACATGCAGAAATTGGAGTTTGAGAAGAAAGCAAAGGAACTCAAGACTGAGTTGCATTTCAGGCTTGGGGATGTTGCAGAAGCGTTCACAAACTGCTACAAGATCAAAGCTGGATGGACTAAAGACACAGAAGGCACGGAGGTAACAGCGGATATGGTCGGAACGCGGATCGGCGGTCGCAAAGGCTATCGCCGCTTGGATATTAAACTATTGGCCGTGGAGGGCTGAGAATGAGCAATACTGGACTTGTGCAAGTCATCGAGAAGATGGAGAATCAGCTAGAGATTGCGCTAAAAGGAAGCGCAAACCCAATTCCGGCTGATCGGTTTATTCGGTGCTTGCGCACTACGATCAATTCAAATCCTGACCTGCAGACGCTTGAACGTCAAAGCGTTATGACTGCTATCATGAAAGCGGCACAGGACGGGCTTGTGGTTGACGGAAAGGAAAGCGCAATCCTTCCGTTCAAGGGCCGCGCCACCTATGTTCCGATGGCGGAAGGCTTGAAGAAGCTGATGCGAAAGCATAGCAACTTCGCAGACCTTGATTATGACATTGTGTATCAGAAAGAGGTTGACACTGGCAGGTTCAAGTATGTGAAGGGCAACGAGAAAGAATTTCGTCATGAACCTATCATGTTTGGTGACAAGGGCGAGCCGGTCGGTGCTTATGCTTATGTCAAGACACGAGACGGTGATATTTTTCTTGCTGTAATGGACAAGGATGATATTGAAAAACGTCTTGCAAAGGGCATGCAGTCGCAGATGAAGAAAGAGTTTTGGAAGGAGTTTTGGCACAAGACTGTTATCCGCGCTCTGTATAAAAAAGCCCCGAACTCTGGCGATGAAGCTGGCTATCTTGACGGCGTATTCCGCGCTGATGAGCTTGACCACGATGCGGATGGCGTAGTGAATGATCCTGTTCCTCAACCTGATCCTGTTAAGCCGCAAACGCGCGCTGCGGCTGCTGTGAAGGCTGCTGCGCCTAAACCGGAAGTGGTTGATGCTGAGATTGTGCCGGATGACTACACGCCGCCGCAATACGATGACGAAGAAATGCCCCTGTAAGGAGTTAATGAGATGGATAAAACCAAAGACATGGTTGAACTTTGGGATGCAGTTAAGGAATTCATTGTTGACAATGATATTTCTTGTGAAGAATCGATTTATCAGAATGATAATGTCATTGCAGCCGCGTATGATCTAATTGCACAGATGTGCATGATCGTGGGTTACAATGAAATTGAGGATGGAAACTAAATGGCCGGTTCAGTCAACAAAGTAATCATCATTGGCAATCTTGGCCGTGATCCTGAAATCCGAAGTTTTGCGAATGGTGGCAAGGTTGCCAATCTCCGTATTGCCACGAGTGAGACGTGGAAAGACAAAACCACTGGTGAACGCAAGGAACGGACAGAATGGCATAGCATTGCCATCCACAACGATGCGCTTGTTCGTATTGCGGAACAGTATCTGACCAAGGGAAGCACGGTCTATATTGAAGGCCAGCTAGAAACGCGCAAATGGCAAGACCAATCTGGGCAGGATAAGTATTCCACCGAGATTGTCCTGCGCCCGTATGCTGGCACGTTGACTTTGCTAGGCGGCAAGCGTGATGGTGGCGGTAATGGCGCACCAGATACAGCGGGGAACGGCACTGATCGGTATGATGATGGCGGTGGCGGTAAGGCTAAGCCTGATCTAGATGATGAAATTCCATTTTGAGATTTGGCCCTTCGGGGCCATTTTTCTTATTGACCTATGGTTATGACTATGCCATAAGGTAAGGGTAACAAGCCGTAGGAGGGCTAGGGATATGAAATTCAAACTGACATCGGAAACCAAAGTATGGCTAGGTCGCACACTTTACCGCATCGAGGCGCTTATTAATTTTGCCCGCGTTAAAGTTGGGGACAAGGGCGGATGGGTCGAGGCCGAGAAGAACCTTAGCCAAGACGGCGATGCGTGGGTCTCCGGCGATGCGCTGGTCTCCGGCAATGCGTGGGTCTCCGGCGATGCGCGGGTCTCCGGCGATGCGTGGGTCTCCGGCAATGCGCGGGTCTACGGCGATGCGCGGGTCTACGGCGATGCGCGGGTCTACGGCGATGCGTGGGTCTACGGCGATGCGCGGGTCTCCCCTGTCAACATTATTGGCCTAACCTATAACGTCACCATAACCGATAATCATATGATTATCGGTTGCGAACATCACTCAATTTCTGATTGGCGCGGGTTTGATGATCGGCGGATTATCCAAATGGACGGGGTAAGGGCTGCAAAATTCTGGGCGGCTCATGGCCCGTATTTGTTGGCAATCTGCGATGATCACGCGGAAAAGGTGAAGGGATAAGATTATGCCAGACATTACAATGTGCCGTAGCGACGAATGCCCGCATCGCAAATCATGCTACCGCAATCCAGAAAGCGGGACTAAGCCGGGTCGTTGTCAATCTTTCTTTTTCCACAACCCGAATGCAGAAGGCGTTTGTGATTACTTTTGGCCGAAATATGACCGCAAGTGACATCCCGCCCCACCTATCGCAAGCCCTTGACGCGCTAGGCATTGTTCTGCTAGTCAAGAAACCTAAACCCGTAGTGACGCCAATGCAAACGACGGGATGGAAACCTACACCGGATCAACAGGAGCCGCCATTTTGACCACAACAATCCAACAATACCGCGAGTTTATCGCAGGGCGGGCGGTTACTCAATCGCATAACGGTTTCGTGCCAACGTCACTTGCACAGAAGTTGAAAACCCACCAGAAAGCCGCTGTTGAGTTTGCGCTTAATCGCGGCAAGTCTGCGGCTTTCCTTGATACCGGGCTTGGCAAGTCATTCATTGAATTGGAGTTTGCAAAACAGACTGCGGAATACACAGGCAAGCCTAGCCTGATCTTGACGCCACTTGCGGTTGCGGGGCAGATGGTGCGGGAAGGCCAGAAGTTTGGTATTGACGCGCGACAGATCAAGGAACAATCGCAGGTTGGCGCGGGCGTGATGGTGGCGAACTATGAACGGTTGCCTAAGTTGGACCCTGATAGTTTTGGCGCGGTTATTCTTGACGAAAGCTCAATTCTAAAGTCATTCAACGGCAAAACACGCACCTTAATGATTGGCGCATTTAAAGATACGCCATTCAAGCTTGCCGCAACTGCCACCCCATCGCCGAATGACCATATGGAATTGGGAAATCACGCGGAGTTTCTTGACGTTATGCGTCAACAAGAAATGCTGTCCAAGTGGTTTATCAATGACACGTCCACAGCTTCCCAAGATTGGCGATTGAAGGGCCACGCGGCGGCAGACTTCTGGCAGTGGGTTGCGTCGTGGTCACGTTGCGCGACATTGCCTAGCGATCTTGGCGGCGATGATACTGGCTATATCTTGCCTGAAATTGACACTCGACTACATACCGTGGAAGCGGATCGGCAAGATAATACGCAAGGGATGCTGTTTCGTATTCCTGAGCTATCAGCGACCAGTTTTCATGCTGAAAAGCGACTTACCATGCGGCAACGGGTGGATTTAGCAGTTGAATTGGCTACCCATGATAAGCCTGTAACGGTATGGTGCGAAAGTAACGAGGAAAGCTCATTGCTTGCCAAGTTGATCCCGGATGCGAGGGAGGTCACTGGAAGTATGGACCCCGACAAGAAAGAGGAATTGCTTTTGGGGTTTGTTGACGGTGACTATCGCGTGATTGTCACTAAGCCTAAGTTGGCAGGGTTTGGCGTCAATTGGCAACATTGCGCCCATGCTGTTTTCGCATCGGTTAGCTACAGCTATGAGCAATTCTATCAAGCGCAACGACGTTCGCATCGGTTTGGGCAATCGCAAACGGTTGTAAATGATGTTGTGATTGCAGACACCGAAAAGGCAATCTGGGATATTGTTTCGGTAAAAGCTGAAAAACACAAGGAGATGAAACGCAACATGGCACTGGCAATGAAAAAAGCGCAAGTTGAAGGATCAAGACGGGTTGTATATGACCGCCCACTTGATCTATGGTTTCCAGATTGGGTTAAAACAGAGGTGACGAAATAATGAAACAACCAGAATACAAAGGCAACGGTTGGGCGTTGCATAATAGCGATTGCATCGAAGGCATGGCGGCTATGCCAGAAGGGTCAGTTGACTGTGCGGTGTTTAGTCCTCCTTTCGGTGATCTTTTTGTGTATTCCGACAGCGAACGCGACCTAGGCAACGCTGGCACGGGAGAGAAGTTTCTCAATCAATACAAGTTTTTCGCAGATCAACTAACCCGTGTTATGAAGCCGGGGCGGATTGTTTGCGTTCATTGCACTGATTTGCCTATGCGCAAGGGCCGTGATGGTGCGATTGGTTTACAGGACTTTAGCGGTGATTTGATTAAAGCCCATACTGATGCGGGTTTGATTTATCATGGTCGCACGACTATTTGGAAAGACCCTGTAGTTGAAATGCAGCGGACTAAGGCGCTAGGGCTGCTGTATAAGCAGATCAGGAAAGACAGCGCCATGAACCGCGTCGGGATGCCTGACTATATGCTATTTTTTCGCAAGGATGGCGATAACCCAGATCGGATTGAACATTGCGCGCCAACTCAGCGCAATACTGAAAAGATCATCGGATGGGAGTTAGCTGACGAGTGTGGCGATTATTCAGACCCTGTTTATCAGGAAGAAAAGCCTGACGATGGACAAGAATGGGAACCTATTTATGAAACAGTCAAGGAAGTTTCCGAAGATACTATTGTCATCGCCCGCAAATGGCTTGAAACCATGCGCCGTGAAGGGCTTTGTGGTGAAGTGCCCGATGATGATTTGTTGCGCGAGTTGATTAAGCATGTGGAGTTTGATGTTTATGAATGGCAGAAACTTGCAAGCCCGGTATGGATGAGTATTGACCAAGGGAAGGTGTTGAACGGGTGGCGTAGTGCCAAGGCGCAAGACGATGAACGCCATGTCTGCCCCCTTCAATTAGACACAATCGAGAAGTGCTTGCGGCTTTACTCAAAACCGGGTGACGTTGTTATGGACCCGTTTAACGGTATTGGAAGCACTGGTTATCAGGCTTTGAAAATGATGCGGCGGTATATCGGGTTTGAACTCAAGGCGGAATATGCAAAACAGGCTGGGGCAAACTTGGAATCGGCAGAACGTAGCGCGGGGGATTTGTTCGGGAGTGTTGCGGCATGATCCACATATCCCACGCCACAATGGTGAAACGCTGGCATACGAACCCGCATATGTCCGACACGGGCGACCCCGTAGGCTATCATAGCGGGCGCATGGCTATCCTTGCGCTTAAGCTATGGCCGTGCGCATGGGGGTTGGTCGGGGCTTGCTTGACGCATGATCTAGGCGAGTATTCCAGCGGCGATATTCCTTGGAACGCGGCCAGCACGATCAAGATGGAAGCTGATGAAGTGGCTGATGAGTGGTCAATCAAGAATAGGCTTGCCAATCATATTGATATTGGCCCTCACTTGCGGATGATGCTGAAATTTCTTGACCGTTTGGATTCATACCTATGGGCGCGGCATCACGCGCCACATATTCTGCAAGAAGCAGCTTGGCAAAATCAACGCGATTGGCTAAAGTCAGAAGCGGATAAACTTGGAGTTGACCTATGCCTGTTCAATATGTGACGTTTTCTGTTGAAGTAACTGCGCGCGTTGATTGCGACTTGCATCGAGAGGACTACGGTGTTCGCGGATCGCCTGTATTTCTTGAACCTGATCTTGCAACGATTGACGTTTGCTTGATGGAAATTGATGGCGTCGAAATTCCGCTTGACATGCTGTCAAAACAAGTAAAAGATGCACTAGAAGATCGCGCGGCTGAGGCTGCAATTGAGCAAGGAGAATGGGAATGAAAGACACTGGAACGCTGGAAGAGATCGTCGCTAAACCGGGTGATGTTGTGGAGTGCGTATATGGCGTGGCGAATGCCGGTAAAGGACAAAGATACACCGTCAACGCTGATTGCGACATTTTGCATTTCAAGTCAGGACAAACAAGCTTGAGCACATTCCGCATCATCTCCCGCGCATCAGACAAACCGAAACTCTGGCGCGACATGACGCCGGAAGAAAAAGGCGCGCTGTTGCTGGCTGCGCATGAGGGGAAGGTGATTGAAAACAACTCTCGCGGTCCGTGGCTTGAAACTCATTCTCCTATTTGGGCTGATGGCATTGCCTATCGCATCAAGTCTGAGCCGAAGATTGAGACTGTAAATATGTATTATCCAGATACGTTGTATGGTTTCAATTGTAGCGGTCGCATCAATGGACCAACCCACCGCATCACGTTCAACCTGATCGACGGAATCCCTGACTGTTCCAGCGTTAAAATGGAAAAACTGTAATGATCAGCTATAAAGACCGCACGTTCTGCGACAGCGATTGCACGAACGTCAAGTGCTTCCGCAACTTTTCAGACGATGAACGACGTGGCGCGCGAATGTGGTGGGGCGGTGATGACGCCCCTATTGCGATGGCTGATTTTTCCAAGAAATGCGAGGACTATACCAATGGCAAGGTTTGATATTAGCGCAAACAAAGATGCTGCCCGTGTTCTGAAAAACATGGTTATTGGTATTGACGGCATTAAGCAAGTCAATTCTGGTGATCGCATTGTGTATTGGTCGGGTGATGCGTCTGATTACATCGGACAAAAGGCAGTTGGTCGCATGGCATATGATCTAGCTATGGCAGGCGATGTTCGGCTGTTTCAGAACGTGATCAGTGAAGAACAAACAGAACTAGGGCCTTTGCGAACGTTTGAATATATGGCTGAGGTGGTGTGATGCAATGGCAACCGATTGAAACTGCACCGCGAGATGGGAAAAGATTCATTCTTTTTTCAGATGGGAAAGTATGCACTGGTGGATTTGATCCACACTGGACAGGTTTATGCTGGGTTTATGATCAGACGAGAATGAAAACTGGATCACAACCAACCCACTGGATGCCACTGCCGAATCCGCCCGCATCTTGACACACTAAACCTAGCGGGCTATTAACGTAGCCCGCGCTATAATTTGGAGGGTTCATGTCTAAACGACCGGTCAAGATTAAGGTCAAGCGTCTTAGTGACGCAGCGCAAATCCCGAAATACGCAACCGATGGCAGTGCCGCATTTGATCTAGTCGCAACGTCGCGTGAAGTGGCTGGCGACACTGCGACATATGGAACCGGCATTGCGTTTGAAGTTCCGCACGGCCATGTAATGCTGATTTACAGCCGCAGCGGGCACGGGTTCAAAGATGGCATTCGCCTTGCAAACTGCACTGGTGTAATTGATGCAGATTATCGTGGAGAGGTCAAGGCTAAGCTAACGTCAGATGGGCATGGTCGCGTTAATTGGCCTTATGTAGGTGATCGAATTGCGCAGGCGATTGTTATTCCGTTGCCTGTGATTGAGTTTGAAGAAGTTGAAGAATTGACCGCTACTGCGCGAGGCAATGGCGGTTTTGGCAGCACAGGGAATTGAATTGATGATGAATGACTATCAGCGGTTTATCGCGCTATCACGGTATGCGCGATGGCTACCGGATCAGAACCGCCGAGAGACTTGGGAAGAAACCGTTGATCGGTTTGTGGACAACATCGTAAAGCCTAAGGTTGATCAAGAAACTGCGGCTGACCTGCGATCTTCCATCCTAAGCCTTGAAATTATGCCGTCTATGCGCGCGATGATGACGGCTGGCAAGGCTGCTGATCGGGACAACACCTGCATTTATAATTGCAGCTATCTTCCGGTTGATGATCCTAAGTCATTCGATGAAGCGATGTTCATTCTGATTTGTGGCACTGGCGTTGGGTTCTCTGTGGAACGCCAATACGTTTCAAAGCTGCCGGAAGTTCCTGAAAAACTGTTTGATAGCGAAACCGTCATTGTCGTCAAGGATAGCAAGGAAGGTTGGGCTAAGGCATACCGTCAACTTCTGGCAATGCTTTGGGCTGGTGAGGTTCCGAAATGGGATGTGAGCAAGGTTCGGCCCGCTGGCGCAAAGCTGAAAACGTTCGGAGGTCGCGCGTCTGGCCCTGATCCGCTTGTTGATCTGTTCAAGTTCACGATTGCTGTTTTCCGTAAGGCACAAGGCCGCAAGCTGACTTCCATTGAGTGCCATGACATCATGTGCAAGATTGGTGAGGTTGTGGTGGTCGGCGGTGTTCGTCGGTCTGCTATGATCAGTCTTAGCAATCTGTCCGATGATAGGATGCGCCATGCCAAGAGCGGTCAGTGGTGGATTGATAATGCGCAACGCGCGCTTGCAAATAATTCTGTAGCCTATACCGACAAGCCTGATGCGGAAAGCTTCATGCGTGAGTGGCTAGCGCTTGTGGAAAGCAAGAGCGGTGAGCGTGGTATTTTTAACCGCAATGCTAGTAAATACCAAGCATCAAGAAACGGGCGCCGCGAAGCTGATTGGGAGTTTGGCACGAATCCTTGCAGTGAGATTATCCTTCGCCCGTATCAGTTCTGCAACCTGAGCGAAGTTGTTGTTCGCGCGGATGACACGATGGATGATCTGAAACGCAAGGTTCGGCTCGCAACTATTCTCGGCACGATCCAATCAACCTATACATATTTTCCGTATCTGCGGAAGATTTGGAGTGATAACACAGAGGCTGAGCGGCTGCTTGGGGTTAGCCTGACTGGGATCATGGATAATGTATTCATGAATGACAAATACGTTAGTGGCGATCTTGCAAACCTACGCCAAACCGCCATTGACACTAACGCAGAATGGTCAGTAAAGCTAGGCATCCAACAATCTGCCGCCATCACATGCGTCAAGCCTTCTGGCACTGTAAGCCAGCTAGTCGACAGCGCAAGCGGCATTCATGCACGTCATTCCGAGTATTACATCCGCACTGTTCGTGGAGACAACAAAGACCCACTAACGCAGTTTATGAAAGACGCAGGTATTCCAAATGAGCCTTGCGTAATGAAGCCAAGCACGACTACGGTTTTCAGCTTTCCGCAGAAATCACCGGATGGCGCGATCACCCGCAATGATATGACTGCAATTGAACAGCTAGAACTGTGGCTTGAGTATCAACGCAATTGGTGCGAACACAAGCCTAGTGTGACAGTGACTGTGCGAGATCACGAATGGATTGATGTTGGCGCATGGGTATTCAAACATTTTGACGATGTGAGCGGTATCAGTTTCCTTCCGCATTCTAATCACAGCTATAAACAGGCCCCGTATCAGGAATGCACCAAGGAAGAATACGAGGCTATGCTTGCCAAGATGCCTGCGGTTATCGACTGGTCTGATTTGCGCTTTTATGAAACCGAAGATGCCACAAGCGGCAGTCAGACAATGGCGTGTAGCGGGTCCGGCTCATGCGAGATCGTTGATATTTCCGCTTGACCACGCTCAATGCCCATGCTAGGAAACTGGCATGGGTTATTTCTTGGAGGGAATAATGAGTAAGTTCGACACTGACAACCTAAGCGCACCGCATACCCAGCGCGAGTTGGGGACAAAACCGGCTCCCGCTGTGGACGTATCGACCGAGGCCGTGATGCGGCTTCTGGATGGGGTGACGCCGGGGCCGTGGGAAGAGGATCGCTCAGACGCAGCATTGGGTTACGCTGATATTTACGAGAACAGTGGTCGGAAATCGTTTCACATATGTTCTGTCACTGGCATACCAAACAGAGAGCACATAAGAAACGCCAACTTCATCGCCGCGTCCCGTGATCTAGTGCCCGCCGTTCTGGCCGACCGCGACCGGCTGGCGGATGAGGTGGCGCGGCTGCGTAGAAATGACCGCAGCCTGCACAACATGATTGAGAAAATGCTGACAGAAGGGGCGAACCAAATGGCCCGCGCCGAGGCGGCAGAGGCCGAGGTGGCGCGGCTTCGGGAGGCGCTGCGCCAAATCGACATCGGGCAGAGTGCGGAGCCTGATCACTGGAAGTTTCGTGTCCGGGCCCGCGAAATTGCCCGCGCCGCCCGGCGCAAAGGAGGTGCAGCATGACCGCGCCCGACCACCTCGCCCTTGTCGCAGCGGCTTACCGCGATGCTGCGGAGGTGGCTGAAAGCCCGGTTCATTCTGGAACCGGGCGGTCAGCAGCCATCCATATCCGCGCCCGCACCCCCGCCGACGCCGAAGCCCATCTGACCGCACTGCTGGCCCGTGCCCAAGCCGCAGAGGCCGAGGTGGCGCGGCTGCGTGAGGCGCTGGCGGTCGAACGCGGTCTGGCCGATGCCTTCGCCGCCGGTTTGCGCATCGGGGATCGTGGTGGCGTTATCATGCACCCCGGGCGCCTGCGGAAACCTATTGCCGACCATGCTGCCCTGCGCAAAGGGGGTGCAGCATGACCGCGCCGGAACAACTGGATGCGCTGGTCGTCGAGTTGCGCGAGGTGGCAGAACGAGCCTACGCTGATGACGACGCCTATGTTTTCGGGATCACACCCGAAGAAGCAACAGCCGCCGCCGACGCCATCACCGCCCTGCGCGCCGAAATCGCCCGCCTGACCGCAGAGCGTGACGCGGCGCTGGCGGCGGAACGCGCAGCGACGATTGAAGCGGCAGCAAAAGCGTGCGAACTGATGGCTTATCGCCAAAGATCGGATGCTGCCCGTTTTCGTGCCGGAACAGACCCCCGTCATTTCAGGCTAGCCCTCGCGGAGGTTGCCGATGAAATCGCTCTTTCAGTCCGATCCCTGCACACCGAAGCCACCCGCGCCACGCTGGAACCGCAGCCCGACACCGAGCGGGCAGAGCCGGTGGCCCGTCCTGCTGGATGTATTGGCTTTGACGCCAACACGGGAGAATACACTGCGGAGTGGTGCAGTGTGCAGCCGTTTGATGCTACAGGTTTTGTCCCCCTATACGCCGCCCCGCAGCCCGCCCAGACCCCACAGGCGCAGCCCATCACCGTGCAGGACGCGGCACGGGCCTTGCTGGACAAGCGCGGGGCGGCGCTCAACCGGCTGGTTGAGATGATCGATGATGTGTATGCGGGCGGGGCATCCATGGGGTTTGCCGTCGGATCAGCCCTGCGCGCCATTGCAAACAAGGAAACCAAATGACCAAACTAAAAGCAACACTTGAAGATGTAATGGGAACTGATCTTGACGTTGTGAAAGACGCCAAGGTCAGCTTCAACAATGATACGACGGTTCAGCCGCTTGGATGGGAACACGTTGAGTTAACGCCAAGCCTAAGACGCGATCAGCCTATCCTGACTGCGCAACAGGCAAAACTGATCAAGTTTCTTGTTCGCGGCATGTCTAGTGATGACTATGATGACATGATTGCAGAAATGCGGATGAACCCTGACAGCATCCCGGAACTGCTCTGGAAATTCCGCAAGACGCCAATTCATGCAGCGCCTTTCGGTCATTGTTTCCTGAAGTTTACAGTCGAAGCGCCTGTGTTTGTGGCGCGGCAGCTTGTAAAGCACGAGTATCTTCGTATGTCTGAGGTCAGCCGCCGCTATATCAAGGGAATGCCAGAATATTTCACGCCTGACAATTGGTCTAGCATTGCGGATGAGGTAAAGCAAGGTTCTGGCCCGCCGTTGCGCGATGAATTGAACAATGACGCTGAAATGATTACGGACGCGTCTATTATGCAAGTGGATAGGGCTTATCAACAGTTGTTGAAGTTCGTTAGCCCGGAAGAAGCCCGCATTGTGTTGCCATTGTGTCACATGACTAGGTGGAGGTGGTCTGGTAGTCTTGATGCGGTAATGAATGCATGTATTCTAAGGATGAATGACCATGCTCAAAAGCACACAAGACAAGTCATGTCCATGATAGGAAGTCACGTTAAGACATGTTTTCCTCAGTCTTGGAGTAGTTACGTAGAGGGAGATATCTAATTGACGCCTAAGTCCAGAAAGGAAGCTAAAATCGCTGGGCTTAGGCACTTCTTTACAGGAAGGCCTTGTAAGAATGGTCATATAGCAAACAGATTTACCGCAAATGGTGTTTGTGTTGTGTGCAATAATGAGTATAGGACAATTGCCTACAATAGGCACAAAGAATACTACGCAAGGTATTCCGCCGAATTCAATTCAAGAATGAAGGCACTTGACCCTGAATATCATGAAAGATATTACGCAGCCAACAGGGACAAGATACTAGAAAAAGACAAAAAGTGGAGAAAGGATAATCCTGAGAAGTCAAGGGCATTAGTTAGAAACAGAAGGTCTAGAATAAAAAAATGTGATGGTAGGCACACTGGTCAGGACGTAATAGACATACTTCATAGTCAAAATTTTCTATGCAACGCATGCGGAATTGACATATCTAAGAAATATCATGTTGATCACATAATTCCAATTGCGAAAGGTGGAAGCAACTGGCCCAGTAATCTTCAGTGCTTGTGTGTTGACTGTAATCTAAGGAAGGGATCAAAAATTGGATGGAAGAGCAAATAGTAACGTCAAACCCTGCTTCCCTCAATCTTGGGCATCTTATGTGGAAGGGGATATTTGATGACCCCACAACAGCTAATTGACATGCCGGGCGCAGGAAACGCTGAGAAATGGCTGCGTAAGAATGGGAAGTGGCGGCTTAATGCTATTGATCAACTGCGCCAAGCACTGATCACCGCACAAGACACAATAAGTGACATGCAATTAGCAGTGGATGACGCTATCATTGCATACGACAAACTAACCAAGGAGGCTACCAATTGCAACTAAACATCGAACTGCCCGCGCTTAAATCAATGCTGGCAAAGCTTACCGGCATTGTCGAACGGAAGCACACTATTCCCGTTCTCGGCAATGTCGCTCTAACGGCAGAGAATAACACTCTGTCAGGCAAAACCACTGACCTTGACATTGAGGTGACGGCAAGCACAGGCGCCACTGTAGTCAAGGAAGGCAGCATTACGGTGCCCGCGCAGATGCTGGCGTCCATTGTCAGTAAACTTCCGGCTGGCGCGCTTGTGTCTATGGATTTGAAAGACCATAAGCTGATCGTAAAGGCTGGACGGTCAAAGTATCAACTTGAGACGCTGCCTATTGAGGACTTCCCTCATATCGCATCTGTTGACTATTCGCATGAGTTTAAGGCGCAAGCAACTGATCTTCTGCGGCTGTTCAACCTGTCAAAGTTTGCCATGTCAACGGAAGAAACCCGCTATTATCTGAATGGCGTATATCTTCACACTGATCAGGATAGCAACATTCTTGCCGTGTCGACTGACGGTCATCGCTTCGCCAAGATCACGCTACCACACGATACCGAATTTCCCGGCGTGATTGTGCCACGCAAGACGGTGACTGAACTGATCAAATCTCTTGACATTGGCGAAGTCAAAGTGAGCGTGTCTGACACTAAGATCAAGTTTGATCTTGGTGATACTGTTATCGTGTCCAAGGTTATTGACGGAACGTTCCCTGATTACACGCGCATTATGCCGACCGACAATCGAAATGTGATGATCGCAGACGCAAGCACTATGAAGGCTGCATCTGATCGAGCATCTACTATTAGCGATGATCGGTCTCGGGCTGTGAGCATCGCTATTTCATCCGATACAGCGGTTCTAACGACCAGAGGCGCGCTTGGCGATGCAACTGAGGAAGTACCTGTATCATATAAAGGTGACCCCATGAGCATCGGCTTTAACAGCAAGTATCTGGCAGATGTTCTAGCGAATTGCTCTGGTTCTGATGTGCGGTTTGAACTTGGCAGTGCCCTATCACCTGCGATCATCAAGCCATCTGATGATGACAATGCTTTGTATATCATCATGCCGATGCGCGCATAAAACAGTTTCAGGCGGTGGCAATACGTGCTACCGTCTGCTTATCGCAACTTATGGAGGTTAACCATGCTACTGCGCGTAAAAGAGGTTGACGGAAAGCTAGTTGTTGTTGGTCAAGACGAAGATGGAAACTACCACATCATCAAAAACATCAACGACGGAAGCTTGGCGATTACATGCTTTGGATTTGGCTCTCATGCAGCAAGTCTAGAGTTTACATTCAACTACAAATAACAAGGGGCGCTAACTGCGCCCCTCTCTTTTATGGCTTACTAACCATATTTCTGCAATATTGCCTCCAAACTATACTGCTTATGGTTTAGCTGCCAAATTTTCTTCATGCTCGATTAGAATATCCAGAACGTGACGCGCTTTCTTAAGATCCTTAATACCGCCCTTGTCTCGCCATCTCGTGACGTATTTGATCACAGAACCTTCCGCAAATGGAATGCTATTTGCAAGGTTGTATTCCATTGGCTGGATTTTGTGATTTTTGTAGTGGTCGCCACCTTCTTGAGTTGACATAGAACTGGTTGAATAGCAACTCCAGAGATTTTTTCTCTTGTTGAATAATTCAATTTCATCCATAAATCCGTCACCTACTTTTTCAGTCAAGTCATCCCACTTGCTGCACTTTGGACATTTTCCAAACTCCAACCGATCAATCAAGCCGTGAACTGAACAGTTAATCATCATTCCCTCCATACTGGTTCATGCGCAGTCATAATAAGCCCCTTTCTATCATGGAACACCATAGCTTGCAATGCCCTGCGAGGTGCGAACCCAGCGCCGTATGCGTCAGGCGGGCAGAACGCGCGCAGAGAGTGCCATTTAGCGCCGGGTAAGTCTTTGCTGCTGTCGTGGTGAATGTGGCCTGTCAGAACGTGCCTATCGCGCGTAGCAGACCAGAATGGGCACACATCGGCAATCATACCAACCAGCCGCTGCGGCGGTGACTTGTCGCCATGATGAGCGGCAATCAAGCAAATACCGTGTTGGACCATAAACAGATCGCGCGGCGACTTGTCGATCTCCACGACGCCACTTGAGCGATACCGCTGCGATAGGGCAAATGCTAGAACCATGTGCGAATGTTCATCGTGATTCCCACGAAGAACTCGCACAGTTAGCTTGGAATGCCTGCGCGCTAGATGATCAATCATCCAGCATACAGTATTGATCGCGGTTTCTAGAACCTTGTAATGCCGCCCGTCAACGTCAAGGTGATGCCCGCTTGCTGGCGTTTGGTTTCGAGTGTCGTCGGCATGTAACGTGTCGCCACCAAGGATCAGCACCGCAGGACCGCCAGTTGGTGTTAGGCTGTCTAGCGCACTAAACGCAGCGAATACATCTTGCTGCGCATTGTCTAGGTTATAGTCATCATGTCCGGTCTCTTTGCCCCAAGCATACATGCCGATATGCATATCCATTACAGGGTAAACAGTCATAAGTGACTGCCTTCCATGATCATGCGGCGCGACGCTAGGCGCTTCTGGCACATTAGAGAAAGCATCGGCCAAGCGGTCTAGGAAATCATCGTCATTTCGTGGCGTCTGATAATAAACCGAATGCGTTGGCGTCTTGACCCAAAAAGAATGAGGTAGCGCGTTTGATTGCGCTGCCTGCATTGCGTTTACTGTAGCTGGATCAGCTTCTGAGATTGCGCGTTGCTTTTCAATATATCGCCGCGCTTGTCGTTGCGTAATTCCCAGTTTACTTGCGATTTCCGCCCGAGACAGGCCAGATTGGCACAGCGCCCACGCTTCTAGTTGCTTACTCAAGATGACCCTCCAAGTCACTGATAATCTTCCGCAATCCTAGCAGCGAATTACCATCATGTAAACGCGGCGCCGTGATACCTTGATCATCCATAGCATCAATGTCGTCTTGCGAGATCACCCCTTGCACTCCTGAATGGCAACTGCAATCAGTTTTTTGTTGCGCTGAATTTCAACTGCGCTTTCGTATGTTTTTGGCATTTTCTTTGTTCCGAAGTCTTTCAAAGACTTGTCATAGTTTTTCTTTGCATCGAACACTGCCAATGCCTGAATGATCACAGGTTTGGTTCCTTCTCTACCGGCTCATATCCCCAATCCTGACCGCTTGCTAAAAGACATAACATTCCATCTGGAAACGATGCAAACGAAGTCCATGAACCGCTTTCTGACACCCAGAATTCAACAAGCGCGCCGCTATCAGTGATACCATATCCTTTGCGATGCTCTTGGTATGTCATTTCAAGATGCTGATACAGATCACCAGTTTTAAGGCATCGCTGCTGCGACAGAACAGGCGTTGCAAAGCAAGCCATCACTGACAATACTGAGATTAGCTTCATCTCCATAGGTCATCCCCTGAAATAATTTGATTTTCAACAAGCCAAGCCCGAGATTGGCTTTCAATCCACGCCTTGCGCCATCCAACTGGTTCCTTATTCCATGGCGACCTAAGCGGATCACCACCAGCCATGCGCCAACCTTCTTCAAATGCTTGCCTGAATTTGTATTGCATGGCAAGGAATACAGGATCGTCGTCGTAGTCAATCTTCGGCTGATCATTGCTCATCATTTGTTTCATCACTCCACATATGGCTTGTTTTATACAGCATGAATTGCCCGAGATATTCACCAATCGCCACGCCAACGATGATGATTAGAAATAGCGCGCCGTTATCCATTGATAACCTCCAATTGCCACGCGACAAGCCTCGCATATATGTAGCGCCGTGTCAATAAGGAAAAGCCCGGTGTCTTAAAGCGTAAACAGAGGGAGGGATGATCGACGCGCGGGACACACCGGAAAACCGCTATCGACAGATAAGCAGAAACCCCGCCACTAGTCAAAGAGGCGGGGCTCTATTGGCGATCCGTTAGCGCGATGACGTTGGACCGTCACCATTGCACCCCTAATCCGCGACTAACATCATTAGTTGGCTTAGGATTTATTCATCATGGACAGTCACAGTTCTTTCGGATTCAGTCCTGCCGTTCCATCCACCAACCGCGACGGATCAAGCGCGGCCCAAGATACCGCCTTATCAGTGCGGTCTTGTTAGTAGAGCGCGCAAGCCGTGATTTTAAGAGGGCAACCCCTCACCAATAGTAAGCCTTTCAACCTGTTGCGCAGGCAAATCCCTAATTTGGCGGCGTCGTATTGGCCGTGACCTCCCCCGGCTCGTGGGGCCTTTGCGTGGCTTTCGCCTTCCGCGCTCAGGTCTATGCACCCCCGGCCAATACCTTCGCGGCGTCCCGCTAGATTTGGCTTACCCGGCGCATGTGCATAGGCCAGAAAGCGGTTGCCAGTGATAACGCCCACTGGCAGGCTAATGTGACCGTCTTTCCGGCCTGTCATCCTGACTTTGCTTTTACGCCGAACTAATTTCAGGCAATCCCGGCGGTAGTGCGACATGTTGAGTGTGGGCGATCAGCAGTTAATCCAACATCTGCCCGCTTCGCCTATGGACCAGCTACAAATGCCTGCCCTGCCCGCATGGTGGATAGCCATTTTTACCACACTCAGAAGATCACACACACCTGCAAGACGCAATCATCCAGTTAGAAGCTTAGTGACAAGATGTGATCATCAGAATTTGGCTGCGAAGTTGAGAGTTGAACCCAAAACTCTAGGTTATGAGCCTAGAATGATACCGTTTCACCACTGCGCAGAACATATATACACCACGACTCGCGCAATGTCAAGTGCCATAATCACCGCAGAAACCGACCAACAGCAGCAAGCCCAAACATGCTCATCACAATGCTACCCTGCCACTCATTCATCGGATACGGCAACGCATGAACCGTCCAGCCTAGCGCAGGAACAGCAGACACAAACACCACAGCCGCGATATGCGCCGCCATAGCTACCGCCACAATAGCAACAGCCCATTGCAGTCCCACGTTGTCCCGCGACGCTAGACGGCCTCGTAGTGCCTCGATCTGAACGTCTGCCGCAGCCCGTTCCGCATCAGTCTTGGCATCTTCGCGGCGCTGTAGCCATTTAGCCAGTTGCGCCGCAGCAGTCCACCAGATCACGTTGCCCAACCCTTGCGCTTAGCATAGACATAAGCGGCCTCCACAGCCGCACCGATACCCAGAGCAACGAACGTGACCACATCAGGATCATCCGCCAGCATGTCGCCTTGCGCAGCGCCGATCACGCCACCGATGACATACCGCAGAACGATCCGCGCGACTGGTGCCAAATCTGTCATTTCTTCCAAAGCCCCATTAGCATTTCAACCAACTCTCCAAGCCAGTCCTTGCGATCTTCTGCCGCCGTCATTTCGATGGCCTTCATGCGAACATCATCAATGCGCCGCGTCCACCCACCACCGAACCGGCCCCAAGTGCCAAGCTGCTGCACAAACGTAAGCCGATGCACTGCAATCCGACTGATGACCTGATCCGCAGGCATCCCGACAAGCGCGCCCATCGTTACAGGGCCGATATTGCCGTCTTGCGGCACTTCAACGGCGCGCTGCAGCCACTTGACAGCCCGAGACGGACCAGAATTTACAGCCGCATCGAACACCGCCAGATCAACACCAGCCGGAAGATTGTCACCGCGAACAACATCCCAGAAGTCGCGCTTGTAAATCTCAGCGGCGCGCTTTCGCGTCATGCCTTTGATGTTCTCATTAGGGTATGACCGTTTTGAAATACCCATGTTCGTTTCACCGCCCGGATCGCTTTTATCATTATTATATCCGCCTTCATGCTTTAGAACAACATCCAAGCACTTCTCAAAATTACCTCTGGCCATTATTTATCCCTCAAGTCCCGAATGTCTTGTTTGATTTCAGAGAACATTCCGCGCAGAACGTCCATATCCTCATTGCGCCGCGCGTCAATTCTAGCCTCTAACCGTGTCAGATTGTCAGAGTTTTCCTTTTCAACCCTAGCAATGGTCTTTGCGTTATCAACCGTCCGACCGTCCACTTTAACCAGCCAAGCAATGACACCGACAAAGGCAACCATCATCGGCCACAGTCGAGTGATGTAATCAATTGCCGTATCCACGTCACGCCTTTCCGGTTCCGATTATGCGGAATATTACACCAGCAGTTGCATGGAAGGCAAACAAGCCAACAGCAGGAAGAACATTAATCAGATCACCGACAATCATGCTCGAACCCGGTGTAACCTCACGAAATAGCATTGCAGGAATACCTGCACCATACCCGCAAACGAAAATGAAGTCCTCTAGGCTGTCCCACTTCGCGCCGCGATTGATGATTTCCCAGAACGCGTATCCAATAGCAATACCAGCCCAGACAGTGTTGCGGCTTGCATACTCACCATGAAACAATGCAACAGCCATAAACCCGACAAACAGCATTTGTCCTAGAACAACATGGCCGCACTGATTGGTGATCCACCCATACCAATCATTCTTGAAGTTGTCAGGCTTGGTTAGGCTTGTCATGCAACAAGTCGCTTATACATGCGAACTCGGCCTTCTGAGATAGCCGATCCAAAAACTAGCTTTGCCTTTAGGATTTTTTGCGATGTGCTTCTGTAGTCATGCCCAACAAATGCAGTCCCAGCACCACCACTTGCAGAGCCTAGAGCGTAATCAACACTGAACAAATGCTTTTTTAGAGTTTCGCGTGGCCTGTCTATTCCAACAATAGCTGTCATCCTAGATGCAGGACCAACAGATGCGTCAACTTGAACAATCGTTCCATAGCTACCAGACGTCTGCCCATAAAGCCCAATAGAAAAAGTGCTAGTAATTGCTATTGATAATTCATCAATGATAAGCTGATACTCGTATCCATCGACAAAATCAGGAGTGACAATCTCAGTAACTCCGCCAGTGGTATATGTGTAAATCTCTCCATCATTACCATCGCCCCAAGTCACACCATCATATGGATGCCAGACTGACTTGATATAAGGCGCGCCAGTATCACCCGCAGCGATAGAGATAGGATTATCGCGAAACTGAAACCCGAGCCCAGACGTAATAGGGGCATCAGGGTCTAGTTGCGTGTCAAGAATTGGAATGTATGCCATTTATGCGCCTATGCGAAAGAGAATGTCGGTCTGCCGTCTGAGAAGTTAGCCCCAGCATCAGACCAATATGCACCGCGCAGCTTTTGCGCTTCTGTGCTACTACCATACACCGGACGTGTGTTTTCCGTAAAATAAGCGTAACGCTTTGTATACTCGAACAACTGCGCGCCGATCTTGAATTGATGACCTGCCATTACACCATTACGATCAGTCACCTGCATCAACAGAGTAACGGGCTTTCCGCTTTCATCTGCCGCGACACGGCTAGACAAAGACACAACATCAACAAGCGAAAGAATGTCGTCTTTATGGTCAAGCGTGATTTCAAATTCAGCAGGGTTCGACGAAAACCTCTGCAAGATGCGCTTGGCAGATATCCGAGCAAGCGACGAATTGCCATCGTTTAGCCATCGGCAATTAATCTCACGCTGCTTCACATCATTGAAATTATCTTCGCTTTCTGCTGCGGTATCAATGATCAGCCGTTGCATTGCGAAGTTGTCAGTGCTTAGCGCCCGCGTTGGGTCAATCTGATTGAACCGGATAAGAACCCGCGTTAGTCGCTTATCGTCATTGTCTTTTTGTGTGATCTTGACGATGTTATTTCTGTCGGTTATCGCCACAACTGGGTCATCATCAACCGGCCTGACGACTTGCAGTCTGATCTTCTGTGCAACGTCATCCCACCAGACACTAACACCCAGCACAAGCATTTCGCTAACCAAAGCGTTAATACCTTCTGGTTTGCAAATGTCAGCATTAAGCCTTAGATGCGGCGCCCATCTTTCAGCTTCCTCTTGCCAATCCGCCAGTGTGATATATGCCGCAGGCACCTGAGCATAGTTCACAAGCAAATCATACAATACTTCATCAATACGCGCGCCACGAACTGAGAATGTTTGCTGCACAACATCATTAACGCTATGCGTTGACGCAACAGTGCCGCGCTGCCCACGTGTTAGCGTCAGAACATCACCAGCCCGAGTAAAGCCGCAAATCTCCGATCCGATCACAACCCATCCGCTGGCGGCATATTCGATATTACCGATGCCAGCGGGCAGCAAAGTGATTGACGTTTCATCAACCGTAACGTCGGCTTTCAGGTATCCAGTGTTAGCCTTGGGTGCTACTGCCTTGTCATCATCGGCCAGCGCAAGAATATCCTTAGCTTTGACTGATACGTTTCCGCTATCATCCGGCCCATCAATTTCTGTGATGGTATAGTGCCGAGTTGTTTCTACAGTAACAGCGCCATTCTCGATATAGCACTGCTTAACACGCATCGGACGGCCAGCATAATTACGATTGCGGGCTTTTAGCTTTGTCCAGAATGTCAGTCGGTCAAGAGGATTATAGCCGCCCTCATCAATTTGTGCGGCCCCGCTGATACGCTCTAGCACATACTTATCTGTCAGCGCGTCATTGTATGGGGAATCAACAAACTTCGCG